GGTTAATGTTATGATGCCAGTGATCAATACACTAACAATGGCTGTACCTATTGCAATAATTTGTTTGCTGGACTTGTCGTTAGCACCAGCCAAGCCTTCCTTAATGGACACAATGTGACCTTCAAGTTTTATTACAGTTTCAGTCAATTGTTGTAGTTTATTGTCTAAGGCATTGTATCTTTCTGCACACAATTCCACATGGGCCTCCAGGCTCTTTTTTTCAATATCGGTAGACATATCATTCTTTCGTTGGTTAACCTATGCCGTATAGTAGTGAGCCTAAGGGTAGCCATGATATGAGCCATAATGGAAATGTGCCTATCGTGCACGATTTTTTATATTTACTTATTTGGGAAAGAAATGAAATGTATATTTTTAATGGCACCATGTGGATGAAACACTGGTAGCATAAAGCGAGCAGTCTCATCAAGTCCAGTAATAATGGGTATATTTTCAAAGTCCAACAACAATCCACCAATGGCTTCTTTGCCCACAGTGAATACACTGGGATGATCTACTCTAAATTCCCATATCCATACAGCATGTTCTCCAGTGTACATGTCGCCAAACAGGTCTGACACGTCCATAAAAACTTGCTCGGGGCCTTGTATCACATGCGGTTGTGTACGCAGTCCCATTAATTGCTTGACTGTTTCCCAATTTCGTTGTTGGTTGCGCTCGTATTCATTGCCGTGTGTTGCTCTAGTCACCCCAGTGGCAGTGATATCGACTAATGTAAATCCTACTATACGATCAATTTCTTGTTGCGCGGTCATGCAAATATTTATAGGATAAGAGAAAGGGCAGAATGAATCTGCCCTTTTCATTAGAACAAGTTCTAATTAGCTTTTTAGGCCAACTGCAGTAACAGTGGTAGAACTTAGGTCAGCACCGTTAACAGTACCTAGAGCTTGAACTGCTGTTTGTAGGTCAGCAGCAGAGAAGCCAGTAGCTTCAACGACAACACGCAATTCGCCGCTGTTGTCGTTCTCAACTTGATAAGCAACGATTGTGCTTTGTGTAGAGATAGTGCGTAGCAAAGCTTCAACAGCGCCACCAACACCAGTTTGACCGCTGATGTCAACGGAACCTGTGTCTAGTTTGAAAATGCTGATGTGTTTGCCGATACCGGTAGAAACGATAGAACCAATGCCGCCACCGTGGATGCCGGTGTCAACGTGTACAACGCCGTTTGCGTCGCCATTTGTGCGTGTAAAAATTGCCATTTTAGTTTTCCTTTAAAAAATTTACGCTGTATGCGTATGTAAATATTTATGATTCGGGAGCAATATTTGATCGTTTCCAGTCTTGTTTGCCGGCAAAATTTTGTCTGCTAAACTCTAGACGATCTACCAGTTTGATTGCCCCACCATCATGCCCAATGGCTACAAATCCTTCAGGATTCATAACTTGATATCCAGTGTCAGTTTTAACAAACGTTCCCACCAGACTCTCAACTTGTTGCAGTTTACGCAATATAGCTAGCTTTAATGATATGACCTTGGTATAGATAGCCATCACACCCAGTAGGGTATTGCTGTTATCGGCCATAAAGCGTTCCTGTTGTTGTATTTTTTCAATGCGGGCTTGAGCTGCTCGGCTCTCGGGCCCACCTTTCAATTTGGCAATTTCTGCATTTTGTTTTTTAGTGTACTCTTCAAAGAATCTTTTCAAGAAAGCAATAGGCTCGCCCACCTGTTCGCCGGCACGTATGTTATTGTTAATGAAGGGTTTGATATACTGTGCAAACTCAGCATTGTGAATAATGACATCAAAATTGTTTTGTGGTATCTTGGCCAAGGTGGCACGACCAGCTTCGATGTTTTTGCTTAATGCTCGGTTTTCACCGGTGGTAAGAGTAGCACGACCTGTCAAGTCTTTGTAAGTGGCATCATCGACCCAGACATCACGAGTCGAGTTTAGGCCAGCCACACTGGCACCAAAGCTGGCCTTCATTTCAGGCAAGCTGGGACCTTCATAGGCGGTATGGAATATAATGCCCATCTTGGCTGCACCAATAGCAGCACCCAAACGACTTTCAACTGGCACAGCATAACTGATGGTGTTGGGAGTAAACACATAACATTTGTCTCCACCAACTTGGTCAACACCTAGGTCATCATGCGTAAACATCATGTCACCCTGTAGCACATTGCCAATGCCCAACTTGGGCAGATACTTGAATGCAATACGCAACTTGGCAGCTAGGCCAGGTTGTGCACTATAATAGGTGTCAATGTCTCGTGCGCTTTTTATCAGTTTGGCATCCTTGGCAAACACACTCTTGGTACCAATAAAGAATTTGCCATCAGCTGGATCGATGCCGCATATGATTGCTGGAGCACCATCCCACTTGGTTGTGACCTTGGCTGCTGGGCTACCAGTGCCGGGACTCAGCATGGCTCTTAGACTGTCAAGGTAATTAAATGCCTTGGCAGCGCCAGCATAACCTTGATTGAATATTTCATCTTCAAGATGCTCAAGGTGAACGTTCTTGCCTTCTTTGCTTTCAAGCAAGAGCCATGGTGCTGGCTGATTACGAATTTCAAATAATTTCATTGTTAGACTTTCCTCTTACGTGCTAGGTCTAGCAATCGTTTAGATTCACGAATCATGCGATTCAAATGTGCCAATTTGCGTTCAACCTGCAGGTTGCGTTTGGCATCGGCTGCACTGATGAATTTTTTACCGCCAACTGTTTGAATGTTGTTGTATCTATCGGCTGTGGGGTTTGGCTGTTGTAACGGTCCGCCGGCAACAAACCACTCTTTGCCAGGATCGCCAGTATACTGCAATACAGTTTGTCCAGCTTGCACAATGTCACCACGTTTTCTGGCTGGTGCTGCAGGTGCAGCCGCTGGTTTTGGTGCTGAAGGTGCAGCCGCTGGTTCTGGTGCTGCAGGTGCAGCCGCTGGTTCTGGTGCTGGTGCTGCAACAGGAGCATCGTCCTCGGCATCACTGTATTTTTGAGCGTAAGCTGCTGCAAGATAATTTAATGTGTCGTCGTTGTTGTTTAAATCACCGGCAAATTTAGGTAGGTTGGTAACTTTAAAAAAGTTTGTGGCCCAGCGGTAAAATCTGTTTGCATCAGGTTGAATGCCTCGTAACTTGTCGCCAGTTGATTGGCGTTGCCAATACGGTAACGCTCGCTTGGCCATGTCTTTAAATTCTGACTCAGCATTGTTATCTATAGGATTACCAGTGTTATCGGGCTCGTAGGGTCTAGCTTGGTATTGGGATTGGGGATTAAAGAATTCTTTTGCACGATCCCACCAACCACCAGCTTCATGTATTTCTGAAAATCTCATTTTATTTTCCTAATTCCTCTGGTGAATTTTGCGGTGTCTTGTGACTTGATGCTGTTTAACAGTCTACGCTCAAGTTCAAGAGCAGTGGCTGAATCATAGCTTTCTTTAAAGTAGTTGATGAGATTTATAGCACCTTGTATGACATGGCTGGCACGACTTTCGATCAGCTGCTCTTTGTCACGTGTAGTGGGCAATGTATCTAGTTCATCAAGAATACTACGGGTCTTTTTTTGCAAAATTCTCTCCGGGGTTTGATTATTTATTGGAATTTTTAAAAAAGGATTTTCAAATCAAACATCGGTGGTGTTACGCAAACTGGACTTTCTGTCGGCCAGTATTTTCTTGATATCTATGCTTTCAGACTTGGCTGTGATCTTGCCTGCAGTGGGTGCTGGCGAGTTTTTAATTTGATTCATGATATCGCTGGCCTTGGTGGTAGTGGGTTCTGCAGTCTCACCTGAGTCAGTGATACGCATGGTCTCGATGTTGTACTCTAAATCAATCTTTTGGCCAACACCGGTACTGCTACGCGATTTCATACATTGTATCTGATACTTGCCACGTTCACGCATGGCTCTGCTGGTAAAAATACCAAACACATTATCTGCTGTGTTAATCTTACTGATACCGCCTGCAATATGGCTATGGTCAAACTCGGGTTCGTCGACAGCACTACGATTCAGCTGACTGGCAGTGACTAGCAGTATGCCCATCTCCTTGGCCAAGTTACGTAGTTCTTCAGCCACGTACTTGTCCTTGATAAACTGATCGTTGGGGTTGACTTTGACGCTGACCGGCATCACCAAGTCAAGATAGTCAACCATGACAAAGTCAATGCCAATACCGGTCTGTATTTGTACTTCTTTCAAGTAAGCACGTATGTCATTGACTGTGCTCTGTGCCGGCATGCCTTTGACACGATACTTACCAAACTTTTTGCTGTGCATGGAAACCTTGAGTGCAGTGGTGTCAATGTCTTTGCGAATCTCTTTTGTGCTGGTATTGGTCAACATGGCATCGGTTCTCAAACTGGTCAGTTCCTCGCTCAACTCTAGTGATATGTAAACGCCACTCATGCCCACCTGTAGCCAATTCAAAGCCATGTTCATCATGACAAGAGATTTACCTGATCCTGATCCACCAGCAAAGATATTCAGCTCGCCTCGGCTCATGCCACCATACAAGATACGATCCATTTGCGGCCAACCTGTGCTGACTTGACCACCATTGTTGAAGTATCGGTTGATACGTGCGGCTGGATCCGCAAAGTAGTCAGTGCCCATGTCTTTGGTCAAACTGATTTGCACCGCATCCTTGATCAACTTTTCAACTGGATCAAAGTCGCCAGCTTCCAACAAATCTGCTGCCTTAAGGATAGCACGTTCAAGTTCTTGCCTGCGACTAAATGCTTCAAACTCGTCTAAGAACCAATCGCTGTGCCCTTCATTGAGTTCAGGTACTGGTTTTAATTCAATTCCACACACAGCTTGTACTTGCTCTCTAGTGGGCAAGGTCTTGTGTGCTGTGGCATGCTCTTGAAAGAACGCGGCAGCGGATCTTAGACCACGATCAAAATTTTCAGGATTGTAAATGTTCTGCACTCGAATAAAAGTGCTGGCATCATTCAGCATGATCTCCAAAAACAACTTTTGTAGATCTGCGCTGTATTCCTTAGACATATTTCTTCTTTCTTAATTCAATTTTTAATCTACTGGTTTCCACTGAATCTAATATGGTACGTAACACAAACAATTTACCATATTTGACCACAGCTTCATTTATATCTTTGCAG